CAAAATTAAGACCAAGCTCCTGCGCTTGCTTCTGCAATTCAATCTCGGCAATCTTGACCTGAGCAATCTGGTCTGCTGTTAATTTGTTGCTGGAGATTAAGTCGCCAACCTTCTCAGGATCAACGCCGATTGCTTTGGAAATGGCAGACACCGCCATGCCAGCCAGTGGGCCACCGAGTGCCGTAGCGATTGTCGGTGCGATTTGTTTTAACCAGTCCATTGTTTATTTCCTTTGAAAGTCACATTTACCAGCGCACTGCTCAAGAATTTCATAAGATAGATAGACGACAAAACCTATCAAGGCAAAGAAGACTAAAGCCAGCAATACAATCTCAAGCGCCTCGTCAATTTCTTTTTTGTGCTTTGCCGCAGCTTCGCGTTCACGCCTAGCATCATGGGCAGCTTCCACATCTATTGCCGCTGCTCTGGACTTAATTTTGTTCCAAACATCTACTTTTCCCGCCTGCATGAACAATAGCTGCAACTCGTCCTCAAAGCGCTTGGCCTGATCGAGCGCCATCTCAATTTGTATAGCCGTGCCCATCGAAGACTTGGACTTCTTGGCCTGTACCGCAGCCTTGGTAGCCGTGGACTTCGCATCAAAGTACTTGCCCAAAACAGGGCCAAGCGACGATACATCGTCAACAGTCTTGCTGACCTTCTTGATTAGCGCAACTGCTGCCTGTATCCCCGCCAGTGCCGTTAGCGGATCGATCATTTTCGTTCAACCTTTTCCCACTGTAGGCAAACAACTCTGCGGTTATAGACATCTCCCGTCCACGTCCACCGCACACAGCGGTATTCAGTTTTTCTGTCTTGGCTGGCTGCTCCCGGTAGAAACACCAAAAAGAGCACCAACAGCCATCGACAACTTATGGTGCAACCCAGTTAGGGTCGTTAGGCCAAGTCATTGTCCACGGAAATCCTGCCTGCGCTGTGATGTCGCGTAGTGCTTGACGGTAAGTAGCCCATGCAGCCTTGTCAGCAGTGCTGTCGGCAATCTGTGTCCAGTCGCAGTCCTTGAGTTTTGCTGTACGCGAGTTGCGTACTGACGCGGCTTGTTCTGCGTCCTTCATGGCCTTGTATGCAGCTTCGTTCTCAGCCGCAGTCTTGGCAGGGGTTGTGTCTGTTGCAGCGGTGTCTGTGAACACTGGGCCAAGCACATGCTTGGTGTACCACTTGCCCGCAAGCTGCTCTACGCCAGAGCGTTGGCTGTACTGGTAGACCGTGCCGCCCGAGGCTTGTGGGCCTTCGAACACGATGTCACCAGCAGGATCGCTGACGTAAGTGTTGAGCCACTCTTGGGTCAAAGGGTTAGATGGCAGGTTCTGAGCAAAGCGAGTACGGAACTCGCTCTCATACATAACTTCACCAGTTGAGCGTAAACGAATTTCCATGATTAACTCCTGTTATGCGATTGCGAGAAAGATAAATGTGCCAGCACTTGCGTTGATGGCGGCGGGTGCTGTTGAGGATATTTCAAAACCAGCGTTTGCGGTGTCAATGTAGTCTGTATTTGTAACTTCAGCGGCTGTGCTGTTGAGCAAGAGGTAGGGGTCATCGCCAGCAATGATGCCACGGGCAGAGTCCCAGACATACCAGTCGCCAGTAGAGTCAGTGCGCTTAATGAGAACAAACCTAGCACCAGCAGTAAAACCACAATTTATAGTCTGTGTTGTCCCTGTGCCTGTGTATGAGCCTACTTTGGAAACTCCTGCACAAGTGGCAAATAGGTAAGTCACAAATGTGTATCCGTTACCATTTGAATATGAATTACTTCCAACACTAAATACAGACGAAGTGGGGGCTGTGCTGTTCCAATAGCTACCCCCTCCAACATATACTGCGCCAGTTGTAGATAGTTGTAAATATTCATCATTGGCATAAGACAGGTATGTCAACCCAACTAACCAATATGGCCCTGAGTTGCTTCTGCTTTTACGAATTATCAATTCTGGAATAACGCCTAAGTTGTGCGTTAATAGTTGGGCAGACCCATTTCCTGTATTGCAAACCTCATCAAAGAAACCGGGGGCGCGTCTCATAAGCCAATAAATAGATGGCCCATAAAATAATCCACCACTACTCTGCAAAAACTGGGTATTTGAATCAAACTTAAATGTCTGACTAGTGTACTCAGCGCCAGTTGTATTTGTCTCCGAAAGCGCACCTCCACCCCGCAACCTATCAATTGCGTAGTTGCCATAACCTGTGGAATTTTTTACTTCTTTTCCAAGAGCCAAGTCAACAGGAAATCCTGCTGTAATTGATGTGACATTGCCGCTCGTAGACACAGGACTAAACACACTCGTACCCACAGTAGGCGTCTTCATAGGCCCACGGCGTATGGCTATGTAGATGTATGTGTTCGACGCAGGGCCAGCACCGAAAGAAAACCCCGTAGCAGAAGGGCTGGCAATATTATTAGTTCCCTCAGCATCACTACTATTAGCCAACAATTCTCTGTCAGTACCCCCAACAGTAAGACCTCTCATGCTGTCAAATATATACCACGGATAGCCACCAGCAGATGAATTTTTAAACAATAACCACTGAGGCTCATAACCAAGGCTAACAGTAGCGTTACCACTGCCGTCAGTTGTAAACGACCCACAGCTAATCACATTGTCCGTACCCGTCAGGCCAAAGCCACCGCTGTCATGGGCGAAGAGGTAGGCTACATAAGTGCCACCAGAAGCATTGACCGTTGCATCAGTGCCAAGGCTAAAAACTGAGGATGTGGGTGTTGTGCTGTTCCACCATGTTGCGCCTGTGGCGGCTGCGGCTGTAGTGTTTAAAACAAGGTATTGCGTGTTTGCAAGGCTGCGATGGTAGACAGCCCAATCTGACGTTGTATCGGTTCGCTTGACAATAATGCAACCGGGTACGGAGCCAAGATTATGAGCAATAGTTGTGTTTGAACCCGTGCCTGTCCAAGTCACAATATCAAAAAACTTCGGTTGCTCTCGAAATGTCCAGCCAACATAGGTTTCGGTGGATGCGTTTACCCGATTTTCAGCGCCCAACGTAAACCCAGTAGACGTAAAGGAATTAAGCGCATCTGTATCTGTTAAATTGGCATTGGTAAGGTTGGACAATAAGCAGATATTGGCCCCACGAGCGGTATCGTAGAGCGAATGACTCCTTGCATTATTCCGATCTTTAATCCAAACCAACCCACCCTTGGTTGACAAATCAATATCGTTAGTTATTGTTCTTGCTGCGCCTGTACCCGTCCATAGGTAGGTAGAAAACACTTCCTCAATGAAATTAGGAGGGGCAGGCCAATTGCCTGCTTGTTTGGCTTGCTGTTGTTGGTCGAGCGTCCAGATACCCGAAGCTGCCGAAGATGTTGGCGCTACTGGAGACTTCGTGATAAACCCGCCACTGTATTTCTGACTCATGTTCTGTCCTTACGCAATAGCCAAGAATATGTAGGTTCCACCGTTGGCATTGATGGCTGCTGGCGCTGTGCTGCTGATCTCAAAACCAGCGCTGTAGGTGTCGATGTAGTCAGTGCCCGTTACTTCAGCCGCTGTGCTGTTGAGCAAGAGGTAGGGATCGTTACCAGCAATGATGCCCCTCGCGCTGTCCCACACATACCAATCGCCAGTAGAGTCAGTGCGCTTGATAAGTACAAACCTTGCCCCACCTGTAAAACCGCAGTTGATCTGGAGTGTTGTGCCCGTGCCTGTGTAGCTGCCTACTTTGGAAACACCAGCGCAAGTTGCGAAGAGGTAGGCTACGTAGGTTCCTGTATTTGTAGTATTATTACTGCCTACATAAAATACAGTAGAAGTTGGCGTTGTTGTATTCCAATAAGCACCATAACCACTCGCAGTCGCTGCGGTAGTATTTAAAGCCATGTAATTATCATTGCCATCAAAACCGTCATAAACTTTCCATTGACCCGCACCCGTTGCATTTCTACCTCTTACAATCATTAACGTAGGCACAACACCTAAGTTATGCGAGATTGTCATATTCCCCCCGTTCCCCGTATAGCAAACCACATCAAAAAAGCTGGGGGCGCGTCTGAAAGAAAGGTAAATTTGTGAGCCAGTGCTTACTGCCTGTTGTGCTACCTGCGTACTGTAATCAAACGTGCCAAGTATATTTGCAGCTTCTACATCTGTTGAATAGGTTTTTAAATCTCTGCCTCCAGTTAAGCGAGCCATTAATCCATTTTCATAGTTTGCTGATGTTGCCGCTGTAATCCTCCACAACAAAGCATCGACAGGAAACCCCGTGGTTACACCGAATTTCCCAGCAGATATTGTTGAATAAGATGTATTTGGATTAAACACACTCGTCCCCAACGTAGGCACTTGCATCGGGCCACGGCGTATGGCTATGTAGATGTAAGTACCGCCGCCGATTGAAGTACTAAACCCTGTCGCGTTGGGGAATATTTGTGCTGTTGCACTTTCTGCTGAAGAAAGGTTGGGGTACAAAACTTTTGCATCACCGCTTACAGGCCAACCACGCGTAGTGTCGTGAATATACCAATCTTCTACACCACCGGAATTTTTCAATAAAATCCATTGGGGTTCGTACCCAAGCGTAACTGTTGTGTTTCCTGTAAACGACCCACACGAAATCACATTGTCCGTTTCAGTCAGGCCAAAGCCCCCTGCGTCATGGGCGAATAGGTAGGCTACATATGTAGTCCCACTATCATTCCCTGCGCCACCAGCGGACAATGTAAATACTGTTGAGGTTGGAGTTGTGTTAAACCACGGGTTAATGTTTGAACCCGCCGCAAAAGTGTCATTTAATTGTATTCTTTGAGTTGCCCCAAGACTTCGATGAAAAACCCACCAATCACCAGACCCACTGGTGCTTTTTACAATAATCATTCCCGGTGCAGAACCAAGATTGTGTGGTATCTCTCTCCCCGCAGTCGAATTCCCCGTATACGTCACAATATCAAAAAACTTAGGCTGCTTGCGGAATGTCCAGCCAACATAGGTTTCGCCATTTGTGTTGAAAGCCGATCCTGATGTTGGTGGCCCTATTGTGTATCT